TTCCGTGTGGGATTTGACAAACAGCGTGGTAGTTAACGGCGATGATGGTGATGAGATTACCGCTATTGTGCCTTACTTTGAGAATCGCATTATTGTATTCAAGCGGCGCAGGATATTCCAAATTACCATCCCGCCCGACATGACCAGTGCGGCTGATTGGACCATATCGATTATTTCCAATAACATCGGGTGCGTGGCTGGGGCATCAGCCATTCAAGTTAACAGTGACATATTCTTCTTGTCTGATGATGGCATCAGATCGCTTATTCGGTCTGCTTCAGATGACTTTACCTCAGTTGGCTTACCTATCTCGGAAGTCGTTAAGGACGTAATCCAAGAAATCAATACGGCGCAGGTTGGGATTAGCACTGCGGCCTACTACGACAATAGGTATCTACTAGCCGTACCTACAGGCTCCAATAACTTTAACGATACGATCTTGGTCTATAACACTATCTTGAGTGCGTTTGAAGGAACCTGGACACCGAAGGTAATGCAGTTTGCCTTGACCAATTTCCAAAGCGAAGGCTTGCGGTTAATGATGAAATTGACCACTGGCCAGATTAACAAGTACAGCGGATACAAGACACCAGCTCAAACTACGTCAGCAGATTATGTGGACTTTGGCATCCAATCCAACGGCACAAGCGTTGGCACGTTTGATTTTAGCTCGTCTGTCCGTACCCGCGATATGGACTTTGGCGATCCATTTGCTCAAAAACATGGTAGCAATTTTGAGATTATCTTTGATGATTCGTATTCTAACAATGCTACTATTGCCATTCAGCGGGACAGCGATGTTGGCGATGTGGAAGTGCAGCCAAACCTAAACATTGCCAGCACCGTGTTGGTATTGCCATTTGTCCTGCCAGCCGTTCTACCTACTTCGGTTAAGAAACGCATTGCTTCCGATCTGCGCAAGTACGAGAAGTGGCGGTTAATCAACATCAGTGTTACCTCTGAGGCAAACAAGATGGCGGTTAGGCAGATTACCGCAGCCGCCAACCCCGATACCATTGAGGTGCAAAAGACGATATGACGGCTGTTGAGTACATTGAGGAGAGTGGCGTGCCGGAGTCCATGTGGCCTAACTTGGCTGAGTGGTACGGCTGGTTTGAGAAGCAGGGCATGGTTGGGGTGGTCGAGGATAAGGACGGCATCGCAGGCGTGGCTCTGGCTAGGTGCTTAAAGGATGGACAAGAGCCTAAGCATTATGTGCATACCGAAGATGGGGAGAATGTATTTGTCGACTTGACGATCTCCTCAAAAGGTGCTAAATCCTTACGATGCTTGCTGTTGCTCCTTTGGGAGCGTTTTGGTCCCCGCGAGCGGATCACCTTTAATCGTTCTGGCAAACCAAGGAGTTATGACTATATGAAATTTATGCGAAAGGCAAGGGTTTAACACCGTGGGTGGATCACCTTCTATTCCTTCACCGCCCCCTCCGCCCGATCCAGCAGCGGTCGCACAGGCTAATGCTGCTGCCTATCGGATGAACATTGATACTTACATCAGCAAGGCTCCAGAAATGGCCAAATTGGAAAATATGCTAAGGAATACATATCTTCCAGAACAACGCTCACTTGAAAGGCAGTTGTCCGCACTAGACCAAAGATCGGGAGTTATGGCTGGATTGCGCCTAGAGAAACAACTTGGACCACAAAGAACACTTGAAAATTTACGCAGATCATACGAACAAAGCCCACAAGCTTATGCGTTAAATAGAGGTCTTGGCGATCAATTAACAAGGCAATTTGCGCAGCTTTACGGACAAGCACCACAAGCCTCTGTTGAGAGAAATGTGGCGAATAACCCAGAGCAACCACCGTTTGACTTCATGGTGTAATTAAAAATCCAAACAAAATGACATTAGAAGAACAGATAAGGCAAGTCACTAAGGGGAAGACAATAGGATCTCCAGAAGCAGTGCTTTCAGCAGAACAAAATGTAAAAAAAATTCAAGCTGAAATTTCTTCTTTGCAAGAAACAAAAAATGACAGATCATTTGATCCAGAAGTTTATCTTGCCAATAATCGAGATTTAGCTGGTGGTTATTTTAGTCAAAGTGCGGCAAAGGCAAGGGAGCATTATGATAAGCATGGTGCTGGCGAGGGTCGAATCTCAAACAAAAATATGTTGGCCGCTGCTTCTGGCAAAACAGATAAAGAAATAGCTGCAAAAAATGTAGAACTTGCTCAAGCCAATACGGTTTTATCCTCAATTATACAGCCATCCACGGGGACGCGAGAGCAAGATAGAATTAACCAAGACTTGTTATCTTCAGCACAAAACAGGGATTATATAAAATCTGGTCTTTCTGGTAAAACAAATTTTCAAATATCAGACAATGACATTATTTCTGATTACAATACTCAAAAAATTGCATCTATAAATAATGTTGTTTCATCTGGAAATGCACAAATTGCCGCAATACAAAACAATTTAACAAACGCAAATTCACTTATTTCATCTCTTGCTAAAAATGACCCAGCAAGAGCGCGCTCTCAGACATACATAGATCAGCTAAACTCTGACTTGGCCAGCGTAACAAATGCAGTTACGACTGCTCAAGATATGGCTAAGAATTTCAAGCCTATCACGATGGATAGCCCCGAAGGGCTAAAGGAAATCACGGCATTTAGGTCATTTGCCCAGCTACCCGAAGAGCGTGCCTCTCAACAGCTTTTCCAGATTGATCCCGATTCCTACCGCACTGCGGTTGGCTTGGGTCAGCAATATCGCCAGATGGCCACTGAGCCAATTGGTGCTACGACCACGCCAGAGACTGAGCAGATTCGTCAGACCATCGAAGACGAGGCTCTTAATCAGCTTCGCCTTGGATCGACAATTGGTGCAGAAGAACGGCGTGGATATGAGCAATCTATCCGAGCCGCACAGACTGCCCGTGGCAACGTCTTTGGCCTTGGACCGGCAGTGCAAGAAGCCTCACAGATCGGTGCGGCTGGCGAGGCTCGCAAGCTGGCACGCTACGGGGCAGCACAGAGCTTCCTTGGGTCTGGCTTGTCAACTGGTGATGCGCTCAAGGCTGACTTGGCTTTCCGTGATGCACTCCAGCAGAACAGGCTGGGTGCAGCTTCCAGCTTTGTTGCTGGCGGACCTTCCATCGCCAACCTCGCTGGCGCACGCACAGCACAGCAGCAGGCTGCGATGCAGAGCTACATCCAAGCCAATCAAGCATTGCCTGGTGGGTTTAATCAACAGCCTTCAACGGCTGCTAACTTCTACCAAGCAGTTGACCAGCAGATTCCTGTCCAGCTAACACAAGCATTCAACGATCTGTATAGGTCGCAGTCCAATTACCAAGCCAGCACCTACGGTGCGCAAGTTGGAGCGATTGCGAGTCAACCAAGTGGTGCGCAACAATTCGGAGCTATTGCTTCTGGCATTGGATCGTTCATACCCAACATAAGTATTTAAGGAGATTTATGGGAAAAATTACAATGGATTTAGCGGCGATGTTTCCTCAAACTTTTGGGGATCAAGACGCATTACGCAGAGCTGCAACTGCCGAACAACTCCAGAATGCTCAATTGCAAAGATACCAGCAAGAAGAGCAGATTCGCCAGCAAACACAGCAAAGGCAGGTTTTGCCATTTGAAGATTTCAAGATTGATGTTAACGGAGAGCAGATACCATTTAAGGCACTTCCTCCAGAGCAGAAGGCTCAGTGGGCTAAACAACGTCAAGTCGATTGGGAGTTAGAGCAATCCAGAAAGTTTACAAAGCACCAAGCAGATATGGCGAAAGCCGAAGTTGAGCTTGAAACAAATCTTCAAAAGAAGAGGGATATTGAAGCCTCTCAAGCTGGTGGAAATATAAAACCTGGTCCAGATTTCCTTCCTGGGGAAATGTTTGGGAAGTCATATGCCAAACAATTGAAAGATATAGAACAAGAAATGATTAAAACCGAGCAAAGGCGTAACACTGCTGGGATTCAGATGCAGGCATTACAAGATACTCAAATGCCACAAAGCTATGGGATGCCTTCGGTTGCAAAGCCTGCTGCACAGCAACCAACAGCCCAGCCATCCGCACAGCCACAAACACAGCAAGCAGTTCCCACCTATAAATCAAGAGACGAGGCAATTCAAGGCGGGGCAAAAGCTGGAGATATTGTTTATATTCCAGGTGTCGGAAAAGTAAGGATAAAATAATCCAATG